GGTATAGATAATTTAAATTTATTTTATAAAAATGTAAATTTTAAATTAGATAGAAAAAATAAAATTTTATATAATTATGTTTCTAAGCATGTTGATTTACCTAAAACATCTGAGTGTATACCTTATACTGCTAAATATTTATATTCTTTAGTGAAATATTTAAGTACAAAAGTTTTGCGAGAAGATAAAAATAGTAAAGATATAATAAATAGTCTAAAAAATACTTTAAGAAATAATAAAAAAGGTTTTTGTAGAAAAAATAATATAAAAAAAGCATTAAGTATTGCAAATAAGTATGATGTTGATACTGAAGAGTGTATTAAATTAAGAAATATATTAAATTTAGATCTTTCTTTTGTTAAGCCCGTTGAATTAAAATATATTAAATCTGAAACAATAGATATAGAAGTAGCTGATGAGTCATGTTATTTTAGTAATGGGTTTATAAGCCATAATTCTAAACTTATATTTTTTGAAGTAGAAAAATTATATGAACAGTCTTCTATTTTAAGAGAAGCTTGTGCTAAAAGACCTACAAGAGCACCAGATTCATGTTATTTAAAATTTAAAAATGTTGCTGGTAGAACAGGGTCTTTTATTGAGGCTTTGCCAATTGGTACTGATGGTAGTAAAATTCGTGGATCTCGTTTTTATTGTATATTAGTTGACGAATTTGCTCAAGTACCTAAAAAGATTATAGAGACTGTATTGACCCCGATGGGTATAACTAAGCTTGATCCTATGAAAAGGGTTAGAGAACTAGAAAGAAGAAAGAGATTGTTAGAAGCTGGTTTAGCTGAAGAAAGTGATTTTGAAGAAGAAACAGTTAATAAACTCATAGGTACTTCTTCTGGTTTTTATAAATTTAATCATATGTATAAACGTATGAGAGAGTATTGGACAGCTATAGAAGAAGGTAATAATGATTATGCTGTTTTTCAAATACCATATACTGTACTTCCTGAAGGTTTTTTAGAACCAAAAAACGTAGAAACTTCACGTAGAGTAATGTCAGATGTTGAATTTAGAATGGAATATTTAGGTGATATGGTATCTGATTCTGAAGGTTTTTTTAAAGCTTCTATGTTAGAACAATGTACTTATGGCAGCAATTTTAAAATAGAATTAGTAGGTGAGAATAATGCTACTTATATTTTAGGTGTTGATCCTAACCAAGGTGGTAAAGCTGCTTGTGGCGTTGTTATAATAAAGTTAGCAAGTGATTTTAATAAAGTAGTAAGAGTAATACCGTTAAAAGGTAAAAAAACACAAGATATTGCTTTAGCTATACAAGATTTATGTGAATCTTATAATATTGTTCGTATTTATATGGATAGAGGTGGTGGTGGTAAAGCTGTAGGAGACTTATTAGAAGAAGGTTATAATGATAAAGAACCTATCATAGATAGAAATAACAAAGATAATATAAATAAACAAGGTAGACATATACTTGAATTAGTTACTTTTAACACTGCATGGATTTCTGATGCTAACTTTGCAACATTATCTTTATTAGAAGATAAGAAAATAAGATTTCCGGAAGCTCCTATAGCTTCAGTTAAAGATGTTGATGCTGAAGCTTATGAGCATATAGAAACACTTAAAAAACAATGTAGTAATATTGTTGTTACACAAACTTCTGGTGGAGCACTTCATTTTGATACTCCTAAACGTGGTCAAAATAAGGATTTATATTCAGCTTTTATTTTAGCAAGTTATGGTATAAAATTACTTGAGTTTGAAATAGAAGAAGATGGAGATCCAATAATGTATAATTCTGGTGGTATGTTAAGACAACGTGACTCTGATAGATGGTTCCCTGTACAAAGTACTAATAATAGTAATGATTTTAGCGGAGCATTGTTGAAGAAAAATAAGTGATTTAACTAACCTTAATATAAAAAGATTCATTTTAAACTAATAATATAAGAGATACTATGGAACAAGAGGCTATAAATAAGATTACTGCAGAATTAAATGAAAGATATCCTGAAGCTGGTATACAATCTATAGAGGTAGACGAGTCTTCTGGTAAATCTACATTTTATTTGTCACCTACTAAAAAAAATTTAGCTTTTTTAGAAAATACTGGTGTTCCAAGGATATATCAGGATAAAGCTTCAGTAATAAATAGAGATGCTTTATCGAGAAGTGTACTTGATTTATCTTTAAATAAAGCTTCTTCAGAAGATGATCCAAAAAATTTATATAAAAGAGCTATTAAGTATTATTATGATGATCCTCTTGTAGGATCTGTAATTAATTTTTTATCATCAGTATCTTCAAAAGGTTTTGAGAACGATATAGATGATCCAGATATTAAAAATTTTTTTGATTCTTGGATTTTTGACGTTAAATTTAAGCAAATGTTAGATTGGATTTTTGTAGATTTATTTAAAACTTCTCATGTAACTACTTATAAATATATTGCTAAATATGAACCACGTGTTTCTACTGTTTCTCCAGTGGCAGGAAAAAAACCTAAAAAAGTTAAAGGTGTTTTATCTAAAAAAGAATTATCAGCTAAAAAGAAAATATGGTCTAAAGGTCATTTACCTGTAGGGTATACTGTATTAAATCCTTTGTTAGTAAATATAGAAGGTAATTTACTTTTTAATAATGTTTCTGTAAAATTAACACCTCCTGATGAATTAAAAACACTTTTAAAAAAACCAACTTCAGAATTAACTCAAGAAGAAAAAGATCTAATAAAAGCTTTACCTTCAGATTTAAAAAATGCGGCAAAAGAAGGTAATGAATTTCAACTTGATTCAAGATTAGTAGGTTCAATTACATATAAAAAACAACCTTATGAACGTTATGCAAGACCAAGAATAGCTAGAGTTTTTGATAGTTTAGAATATAAAAAATCATTACGTGAAGCAGATCTTAGTACATTAGATGGTATTTCCAATTATATACTTAAAGTTACAATAGGTAATGATGAATACCCAGTAACTTCTCAAGAAGAATTAGAAGCTATATCTAAGTTATTAAATACACCTAGTAAATCATTTGATATTGTATGGAACCATACTTTAGAAATTGAAAAAATAGTAAGTCCTGAAATATCGTCTATATTAGGTAAAGCTAAATATGAACAAGTGAATGAGGATATTACTGGTGGTTTGTCAATAACAAGAGCTTTGATTGATGGTGCTGGTAATTTAAATCAGGCAGAAGTAGATTGGGCTGTTCGCGCGATAAGAGAAGATATAGAGTACGCAAGAAGACAAGTTGAAGAATGGGTTTATGATGAATATAGACAAATAGCTGAAGCTATGGGTTTTGACAGATTCCCAAAAGTAAGATGGGATGAAGGTATACTAAAAGATGAAATACTCTATAAGACAATCTTGAGTACTTTGGTAGATCGAAGAATGTTATCTTATGAAACTGCTTTAGAAGCTATGGGTTTTGATTATGAAAATGAATTATCTAACATGCAAGAAGAATTGCCATTAGTAGAGCAAGGATTTTTTGGATTAGTGGGTAGCCCGTTCCAAAGATCAAGTTTACAAGATGTTCAAAAAGCTCCTGTAGGTACACCTTCAAATGGTAGACCTAAAGGACAAACTAATACTAAAACAAAAAATACAAATCCTTCTCAACAACCTGGAATGAAATCTAAGAAAACTGCTTCTTTAGATGAAATATTACAAGCAATGTCATCTAATGATAAAGCTGCTTTAATACATAAATTGATAGGTAATAATTGATGTATAAAAATTTAGATGAATGTTATAGGATCGATAAATAATGGTTAAAAAACTGGATGTAGAAAAAGTAAAAAAAGTTTTATCTACAAAAGGTTGGGAACTTTGCAGTTTTATTTCTACAAGAGTTCCTTTAATATGTAAATGTCCTAAAGGACACAAACAGTATAAACGTTATTTTCAATTTAAAAAAGATAAAGTAGTATGTTTAATATGTGAAAATAAAAATAGTACAAAAAAGATAAGTTTAGAAGAAGCTAAACAAGGTTTTAAAAATAACAAACTTATATTAAAAGAAAAAAAGTATATAAATGCACATACAAAAATGAAATATGTATGTGAAGAATGTGGTTATGAAGGTAAAAAACCTTTATATAGTGTACGTTTATTAAATTCTGGATGTCCTAAATGTGCTGGTGTTTTAAAATACACTATAAATCAAGCAAAAGCAATTTTTAATGAAAATAATTTTTTATTAAC